TATGATAAGCTTATCATCTTTCATGGAAAAGAAGGACTAAAAAACATGGCACTTTTCACACCGTCAGAATCTCCGGCAATTATTGTCAAAGAGATCGACCTTACCGGTGTCGTGCCTAACGTTCAAACCACAACGGGTGCCTTTGTCGGTAACTTCCGCTGGGGTCCAGTACAAGAAGCTACTCTGGTACCAACCGAGACTGCACTGGTGGAACGTTTTGCGACACCCGATTCGGATAATACCGAAGACTTTCACTCCGCTGCATACTTCTTACGGTATGCCAGCACCTTACAGCTTGTAAGAGAAGTCACATCCGCTGCAAAGAATGCATATGATAATAACAGTGCAACACCTGCTGCTCCACTTGTCAAAAACCTTGATGATTTTGACAACCAAGAAACAGCATTGTTGAACTCAGATCATACATTCATTGCTAGATATCCAGGTACTCTGGGTAACTCACTCGTAGTCAGTTACATTGGCGCAAACTCAGCATCAGACTCTTCGTTTGATAACTGGGCATATGCTAGTGAATTTGATGCTCCACCTCTCACATCTGATTTCGCATCAGCTCGAGGCGCATCTAACGACGAAATTCACCTTGTTGTCGTTGACCAAGGTGGTGAGTTCACTGGTACAAGGGGTACAGTTCTTGAGAGATACCCATTTGTTTCTCTCGCTAAGAACGCTCTTAATGCTGATGGTTCTACTAATTACGTTAAAGACGTTATTAGAAATTCATCAGAGTATGTTTTTATGGGCGGTTTCGGTCTTGGTACCGACTCTGACTTCTCAATTGACGTTGAAACAGATGCTGCATCTGGTGTAGACTTCGAGTTAGGTACTCCTCTCGTTGTTCCAGGCAGAAACTTCCGAGACAAAGTATTTAGCCTAGAAGGTGGCGTTGCTTCGGAAGATCTTACAACTTCAGAATACGCAACAGGATTTGACCTCTTTGAAGACGTTGACCAAATCCAAGTTGACTTCCTGATTGCTCCAGGTATGAATAGCAGAGTAGATCAAACCACAATCGTTAATGATATGGTTTCGATTGCTCAGTCCACACGTAAGGACTGTGTTGCTGTTACATCTCCTGCTAGGTCAGACATTGTTGGGGCATCAGCACCAGTTACTAACACAGTAACAACCGCTGATACATTCACTAAATCATCATATCTCTTCATGGATAACAACTATTTGAAGGTATATGACAAATACAATGATCAATTCATTCATATTCCTGCTGCCTCTTCGACAGCTGGTATCATGGCTGCATCTGATCTTAATACCGCTCCTTGGTTCTCACCTGCTGGTCCACGTCGTGGTCAGTATTTAGGAATTACAGCACTCTCCTACTCTCCTAATAAGAGTGAAAGAGATACTCTGTATAAAGCTGGTGTTAATCCTATTGCTAATATCCCAGGGCAAGGTGTTCTACTCTTCGGCGATAAGACGAAGCTTTCTAGACCATCTGCTTTCGATCGTATCAACGTTCGTAGATTGTTCCTTGCAATTGAAAGAGCGATTGCGATTGCTGCTAGAAACGTTCTATTCGAATTCAACGACGAGTTCACTCGTGCCGAGTTCGTAAACGTTATTGAGCCTTTCTTAAGAGAGATTCAAGGCAGACGAGGTATCACTGACTTCCGTGTAGTTTGTGACGAAACAAACAACACAGCTGCAGTGGTTGACAGAAACGAATTCATTGCTAACATCTTCATCAAGCCTGCTCGGTCAATTAACTTCATCACACTTAACTTTGTGGCAGTTAGAACCGGCGTAGACTTCGAAGAAGTTGTTGGTGTGGTCTAATAGCGCTAATAGGAGAAACTAAATGGCTATTCTCGGAGTAGACGATTTTAAAGCCAAGTTACGAGGTGGTGGCGCTAGACCTAATCTGTTTAAAGCTACTATCAACTTTCCGGCTTATGCAGGGGGAGACGTCGAACTCACATCTTTCCTTTGCGAAGCAGCTGCTTTACCTGCCTCAACAATGGGTGTAATTACAATCCCATTTAGGGGTAGGCAGCTTAAAGTTGCTGGTGACCGTACATTTGATGTATGGACACCTACAATCATAAACGATACGGACTTCAATGTTCGTAACGCTATGGAACGTTGGATGAACGGTATGAACGGCCATCAGGCCAATACCGGTCTTACAACACCTGTAGACTATCAGGCAGACCTTCTCGTAGATCAACTTGATCGCGATGGGTCAATCCTGAAAACGTATACTTTCCGTGGCTGTTTCCCAACTTCAGTTGCTCAGATCGATCTAGCTTATGCTACGAACGATGATATCGAGCGATTTGCGGTTGAGTTCCAAGTACAATACTGGGAATCTAACACCACAAGCTAAGTATAGATATATTGGGTCGGGCGAAAGCCCGGCCCTCTTATTCATAGGATTTTAATAAATGGCAGAACAAACCCTTAAATTATTTGGATTTGAGATCAAGCGTGCTAAATCAGACGCTGAAGAAAAGAAGCTCAAATCAATTGTGCCTCCCGTCGATGATGACGGTGCGGGTTACGTTACTGCATCCGGTACTCACTTTGCTCAGTACGTGGATATAGAAGGCGATAAGACAAAAGATAACCATCAACTTATCATGAAATATCGTGGTGCATCGATGCATCCTGAAGTTGATGCTGCTATTGAGGATATCGTGAACGAGGCCATTGTCACCACTGATGAAGGCTTTCCAATTGAAC